CCATGCGCCGCCAGTTGTTGCGAATTCTGTACCGTTGAATACTCCAACCCAGTTTGACGCGGATTGCCCCGAATACATATGCACCACAAACATAGTATCGGAAGGACAAGCAAGCATTTCTATTGAATTGTCCTGTATAAACCCAACTGTTCGGACGCGATATTCTCTGTTTGTGTTGTTGTTCGCGCCAGTTGCGGAAATGTTTCCGTTCACCCATTCAAAATTATTCGATATATATAAACCATCTTCTATTACGCTTTTTAAATTAGCAATTTCATCCCCTGTTTTCTTTGCTTCCGCAACTGCTCCGGAAATTGAAAGTGAATTATCAATAACGCCGCTTGCAAACTTCGCAAGGGTAATACTTCCATCTTCTACCGTTGTAGTTGCTTCGGGGTGAGCGGCAAGCCAAGCATTAACATACGTTTCAACTTGTTCATCGGAAGCGGGTTCACCTTTTAACGCAAAGATTTCTTTGAACTTTGCCGTTAATTTTGTCGTGTATTCCTGCAATTTGTCTTTGTCAACATAATTTTTCATTGTTTATTCCCCCGTTTAAGAAATTGAATCAATAATTGTATCAATTTGGTCGGATGAAATAACGGCGTTCAAAAGTTCCCATTCTGAACCGTTCCACATAACATCATCCCCCGCCGCTATATTGTGGGTTGGGTCTGCTGCTTCAATCATGTAAACGTCACCCGCATTCATTCCGCTTGCGGGTAAATCGGAATAAGTTGCAACGCTTCCCATATATTCATAAATCATATACGCCGTGTTTCCGGTTGCTGCAAGGAAACTTGTTGCAATAGAAATCTTGTCCGTTGAAGTAATCGTTCCGGATTTTGCCGTAAGCTTAACCGTTCCATTAGAAGCGGAAACCGTTATAGTAATTTCATCATTTACCGTTCCGGAAGAAACATTGAAAGCGGAAGTTGTGTAAACGTGATCTTGTGCGGGCCGGAAGCTAACGGGTAACGTGCAAATGGTTGAATTTGTGGTTAAATTCTTAATAGCCCCGCGCAAATAAACCCGGTTGCCAATGCAGCGAACGCCGGGTTTATTGTTGCTGTCATAAGCTTGCGCCCCGCTTTCAAGCGTGAAATTGATCCAACCACTATCCGCCATAAAGTTTGCGATTTTATCATCTAAACGGCGCATCATGGAAACGGCGGATTCAATATCCCCGCCAATGACGGATTTGAAAACAATGAAATTCACATCATTTCCGGATTTAATTGCGGTTGTTAATGTAATATTTTCATTGTCACTATTTACCGTGTAATCCGTGTTTTCAACGGCTAAAAGCCCGTTAATGAATACTTGTAAAATATCCGTGTCCGGATTGTAAGCGGGAATATTAATCGGAATAACCGTTGCGCTTCCGGTTGCGCTATATATGCTTGAAAGCAAAATAACGTTGGTTGTAACGGTTAATTCTTGCGTTAAAGTTTGAACAAATTCTTCCCAAGCTTCCCGTTGTTCGGAAGTATAGTTTTCAAAATCCGTTGTAGCTGCATCATAATAATTTTGATAAGCTGCTTGATATTGCGCCCAAAGCGTACTTGTATCAACTTGCGTAATTAATCCAGTAACCCAAGGGCAAGAAGATGAACCGCGCAAGTCGGTTATAGCGTCATTGTTAATAGCGTTTGCCCCCGCTGCAACGTAAACATAAGCAACCGCATATTCAACAACATCCGCAACCGTGTTAATTGCCGGATATTGTGGATTGGAAGCAGGCGTTCCCGCTCTGTAAACGATATTTCCAACCCTTCCGGATGAACGCTTGTCCACTTGAACAATGACGGCATCAAAGCGCGGATAAAGCGCGGTATTATCGGGAACCGTGATAAGAATAGCGGAAGGGTTTTCAAACCATTTGGAAGCAAAAATTCCTTGTCCGGGTGAAACCGTGATATTCATTCCGCTTCCCGCGCTTAATACTTGCAAATCCGTTGACGGCGTTCCCTGATTTGTAGCAAATACACCGTCCGCAATAACCCTTGAATAAGGCTTGTTCATATCGTCGGCGGTGTATGTTCTATCATAATTAATGGCATCAAAGAACCCACAATTTACGTTAAAAGTTTGGTCTGCCATTCTTAACCCTCCATTGATATATATTCAAATTTTGGTTCAACCGAATAACCGTTATCGTCGTTTACTTCAATAACTTCCGTTATCCTTGCTTCAACCGTTATTCCAAATTCATTTTGAACCGTTACCAAATCGCCAAGAAAATAATCTTTGTTATATACAAACGTTGTATTTGGTTCAACAACCCCTTCAAAAGAAGTAACTGCACCAAATTCCGCTAATTTTTCATATCCTCTTGTTAATAAATAAACTGAATAAACAACGTCCCTTAATTTAACATCGTCGCTGTCTTCAAGGGTATTTGAAGGTAAATCCGCAATAACTTCATTATAAATTTGGTAATATTGATTTCCCCCAATGGTTATTAAAGTTCCATCCGGGTAAGTTTGTTGTAAATTGGTTAATTGGTCGGAATCTACAATTTGAATATTGATATAATTCATTTTGTAAACGTAACCGCTTGTTGCATTGCCGGAAATATAACCTTGTCCCCCGCTGTCCGTGGTTGGGTAAAGGTTGGTTAAATCGCCCCATGTTATAGTTTTGGAAATATCCTTTGCATCAACATAAATTTCATAACGTTCAATTCCTTCCGCATAACCGGAAACATTTCTTGAACGCGCTGCCCCGCTTCCTTCACCCGCAACCAACGCAACATTTCCCATGTTGGTTTCATCTTCAATATATTTTGTGGTTGCTAAGTTTTCGTAAGCATCCGAAAAAATAACGCTGCTTGTTCTGTCCGTTCCTTTGTAAAGTTGGAAGTATAGTAAATTGTTACTTAAAACAACCCTATAACCCCAACCATATTTCAAGCAATAATCCCGAACCTTTTCACCAATATTTTTATAACTTGCTTGTTCGGTATTTACTTCCGTAAATCCCGCCGCCGTTCCTAAATAGAAGATTCTTGAACCGTTCAAATTAACGATTTGACGGGCATATAAACCCGCATTTCCTAACGCCTTATCAACCATTGAACGAATGAAGTTTTCAACGTTTCCGTCAAGATTCATCGTCCCCCAAATAACCCGTTGATCTAACCATTGTTTAACATCATAACCCGTAACAATTAAATAATTTCCTTCTTCCGCATCCGTATCAAGTTCAATTTTCTTGATTTGGCAAATCATATTATTGTCAATGCGCATTAAGAAATTATTCTTCTTTAGCATTGTTAAATTTTCATTTGTTGCGGGAACATATAATTCACAATCCCCAACGGTGTTATATCTGCTAGCCCAAATAAGGGATTTGTAAGAATCAATAATGCCTATTGTTTCAAGGTTTCTATTTAACACATAAACATCATTCATTCTTACACCCCCCTATAAATATTGTAATATCTGAAAGTAATCGTTATTTCGTCATTGTTCGCCGCCGAATTATCAACCAAATATTCAAAGTTATTAACGCCGGGGGCAAGTTGGAAGAAAACCGAACCGGATTGAATTGCGGAAAAGATATTGCTAATAACACCCGCGCGGATTAACTTAATTGATTTTTGCCCTTTGTTGGTGTTAATAACAATCGTGTCATTAGCCAAAAATGAAAAGTTAATTTCAAAATCATCCCCGGTTATAATATTCTTGATTTCAATTGAATTACAAGCATCCAGAACATTAATTTGAACCGTTACGCCCGTTTCCGATTCCGAACTATTATAAACCGCAATTCCGCTTGATTCATCAAACGTGGAAATAACAACCGGTTCATTAATGTTAATGGAAAACGGGAAATAAAATTGCGGAATAGACTTTGAAGAATCCGTTAGAATTTCGCTTAAACTCTTAAAGTAAGGATAAGGGCAAAGAATTGAAATTTGCGCTAATTCATTGTTGGTGAATAAGTCGCATTCAACGCTTTCAACATATCCTTCAATAGAAACGTCCAAAGATTCATTGGTGTAATAGAATTTACACCAATCTTTAGTTTTGAAATAGCTATAAAGCAAAAGCCTGTTTTGTTCAACATTGCCGTTAATCTTAACAGTCAAAACCAAATTACGGGTTTGAAGTTTGGACGAATTAAAAACCGCCCCGTCAAGTCCCACAATTGTTGTGGTATTGATTTGGGCGGAAGGGGGGTTTAATCCGGTTATACTGATAATTTGATAAGTCGGTTCAACCCCCGTTAAGGTCATAATATTACCACTAGAATTTTCAATTTTCGCTTGATACATATTATTCACCGCCCGTTGCGTTTGCGTAAGCTAAAAGGTTTCTTGTCTGCCTATAAAGTTCAATCCGGGAAGGTTGTTTAGGGGCATTTATAATTTGTGTGAAATTATAATCCCTTGCATTTGAAACGCTTGAAGCACCTCCGCCCAAAATGCCTTTTGCTTTAAGTTGTTCAATCATTTCATTTGTAACGGCATTGATCCACGCTTTGTTTCTTTCAAGGGGAACAACCGCTTCCGCGCCCGAACCTTCCAAAAGTCCCATTTGCCCGCGCCTTAAAACGCCGCCTTGCGCAAGTTCCGGGATTTTGCCGATATTAAACCCAAACTTTTTACCGCCAACAAAGGGAACCCAATCCGGAATATCAATTGATATTGTGTTAAGTCCGCCAATAACCTTGTTCATTGCCCTTATAACGGCATTTAACGGGGCTTTAACGGCTGTTCCAACTCTATCAAAAATATCTCCGAACCAATCTGCAACGGGTTTAAAGATTTCTTTGATCCCTTTCCAAACGCCGGAAAACCATGCTTTGACTTTTCCGAATTTTTCCTTAATTCCCTCAACCGCATCGTTAAACTTATCGGAAAACCAAGTTTTTACATTTTTAAAGACATTCTTAACGTCTTTCCAAACGCCGGAAAACCATTCGGAAATACTGCCCCAAGCATTTGTAACGGCATCTTTCGCCGATTGGAATTTCTCTTCAAACCATTCTTTGACTGAATTAAAGACTTCTTTGATCCCTTCCCAAAGGTCGGAAAAGAATTTTGCTAACGGCTGAATTACGTTTTCGTCAAACCACCCGGCAACAGTTTCCCAAATTTCAACAATATCGTCCCAAAGCTGAGAAAAGAAACCGGAAACCGTTTCCCAAAGATTTTTGAAGAATTCAACCGTTGGTTGAATTACATTTTCGTCAAACCATGTGGCAGCATCACCAAAGATATTTACAATTCCTTGCCATAATCCATCAAACAACCCGGTAACAGGCCCTACAAGCCCGTTTAAGAACGCTTCCACTATTTGTGGCAATGCTTTAAGCAATTCAAGCACAATAACCGGAATCGCTTCAATCAAAGCCATAAATAATTGAATTGCACCTTCTAACAATACCGGAAAATTCGTTATTAAAATTTCTACAATGGAAGAAACAATTGTCGGGATATTTTCCGTTAAGGCAACAATTATTTCGGGAATTGCTTGAATCAATGCCATTAATAACGTAATTGCCGCATCTAACAATACGGGCAATGCGTCAATTAGACTTTTAACAATAGAATTGATAATATCCGGTAATGCTTCAACTAATGGCGGAATAATTTGCGGGATTGCGTCAACTATTGCCATTAGTAAATCTATTGAAGCTTGAATTAAATCCGGCAACCATTCAGAAATAGAACCTAAAATAGTTTCTATTAATTGCGGCAATGTTTCGGTTAAGATTGGAAGAATAACCGGAATAGCGTCAACAATTGCTTCGAATAATGTTATTGCACCTTGAAGCAATTGCGGAAGGGCATCAGTTAATAAAGTTAAAACACTTTCAACAATTTTGGGTAAGGCTATTTGAAGTTCTTCAACAATAGTCGGAATTGCGTCAATAATTGCCATGAAGAAATCAATTGCGCCTTGAATCAAAAGCGGAATTCCGTCAACCAGAGCTTGAACAATATCCGGAATAACTTGAACAATCGCAACAACAATTTCGGGAATTGCTTCCCCCAATCCAGTCAATAAACCTTCTATTATTTGAATGCCAACGGTTATTAAATAAGGGATCCCTCTTATTAATTCAGTTATTAAAGTGCTTATAATATCTAACGCAACCGGAATAAGTGTGGGAAGACTATCAACAATTGCCCCCGCCATTGACGTAACAATTTCTTTGGCAACTTCTAATATATTCGGCAGTTGATCCAAAATCATTTGAGTCAAAGAACCAATTGTGTTCCCTATAACTTCACTAATTTTTGACCAATCTCCATTTGCTTTATTTAAGCCTTGCGTAAATTCACCAAGTAAACTTACTCCATCATCTGCCAAAGTTTGAAGCTGCGGAAGCAGAACCATTCCAAGAGCATTTTTAGCGGCACTAGCCCCGCCCTTCAAACGCTGCATAGAATCATCAAATTGCCCCAGCGCCGCAATAGCATCCTCTGACATTATGGCACCCATGTTTTGGGCTTCCTCCGTCAACTTCGCAATCCCTTCTGAACCTTGCGCAATTAACGGGTTTAATTCTTGTGCGGATTTTCCGAATATCTGCATTGCAAGGGCATCACGTTCCGCGCCCTCTTCCATTTGTCCCAATGCGTCAATAGCTTCCCAATAAACCGTTTGTCCGTCTCGCAAGTTTCCGTTTGCATCCGTTACGGAAACCCCTAATTTGTCATAAGCTGCCGCATACGCTTCCGAACCTTTGGCAGCATTAGACATGGATTTAATATTTTTAGCCATTGAACCCGTTAATGTTTCCATAGAAACATCAACCAAGTCCGCCGCATAGTTATAGGCTTGTAATGCGTCCGTACTCATGCCCGTTACCGTGGACATGGTAATCATTTCGTCCGCATACGCTGCCGCGCTAACGGTTGCGCTTGTCAATCCCGCAACCGCCCCGGCTATTGCCGTTCCCGCTGCCGCAAGTCCGGCTTTCAAACCGTTTGCTATTTTGCTTCCTAATCCGTCAAATTTACTTCCTGTACTGTCCGCTTCTTTTCCTAAATCCTCAATGGAATTGTCTAATTGGTCGGCAGCTTTATCCGCATCATTTAACTTGCTTTTATTATCTTTTAATTCTCCGGATAACTTATCAATTTGTCCGGCTAAATCTTTTGCGGAAGCTGAATTTTTACCCTGACTTAATACAACTTCGGCATACTGCTTTTTTAATGCGCTTAAATCAGATTCTTGATTTGCAATTGTCTTTTGAAGTTTGGAATAAGCGGATTCTTGCTTTTGTGCGGCTTGCGCGGCGGAATTTTGATCGCTTGTTAAATCATTTAAAGCGGAACCATATTTCTTAATATCCGCTTCCGTTTTATTGATTGCGCCTTGTTGTTCAACAATGGAAATCTTTAATTTGTCAATTGATTTTCCATTGCTTTCTTGTTCCTTTTCACAAGAAGCAAGCGTGTTTTCTAACTTCTTATATTCCGCGCTAGTTTTGGAAACGCCTTGTTCCGCTAATTGTGCAAGCTGCGCTTTTATTGTTTCAATTCTTTTTCCGTTTTCTTGATATGCGCTTTCTTGTCGTTTAAGTTGTTCGGTATAATTTTCAAGTTTGGATTTTTGGGCGGATAACGTGGAATCTAATTGACTTAATTTAGCCTTTAGCCCGTCCGTTGATTTGCTCCAATTATCCATTCCGGCAGTTGCGGCTTTGAAAGTAGCGTCGGCAAGTTTAATTTGTTGTGTAGCTTCATTAATGCCCTTTTTTAAATCCGATATATCAACTTTAAATTTAGTTGTGATTTCGTCGCCCTTTGCCATGCTTTCACCACCTTATTAAAACCAATCATCCCCGGCAGGCCGTCTAAGCACTTTCTTTTTACCGGATTTATTTTGTTTGTTATAGTTGTTCATCCGGCGAATTAATAAAAAAACTTCCGCCGCTTTTGTCCTCCGCACATCGAACGGGGATAAAGCCGGGAAGCGTTCACAAATGCTTATTTCCATTTCGAAAAAGACTTCGTAAAGGGTGAGATTTGTCCCACCCTCATTCAGTTTTTTCCGCTAAATCCCTTGCCAAGCTGCACAAGCGTATATTTAACAACGTCAACCAAAACAACGGCAATTTCGGAAACCTTGCATTTCTTGATTTCTTCGTCGGTAATCCCTTCAAAAATGTCTTTGAGAAGATCTTTCACCGTGTCCATACTATTAATAACAAGATTCCCCGCCATTTTAATAATTTCAACGTCCGTTCCGGTTTTTAATTCATCCAGTTTAATTGCGTCCGCAACATCTTCAAGAACGCCAAACATTAAATCATAAGCATCAACTTCGTAAGTCTTAACAACCGTTTTCTTTTCGTAAATATTAAGTTTCATAATTTTCCCCTTTCAAATATGGTGGGTAATCCACGGGGGAAAGGAGTAAAGCCCCGTGAAAACGTTCTACAACTGGAAACGCTGTCCCCACATTGTTTTTCTTTTAACCTATCAACAATTAACCGCTAACCGCCTGTAACGTGTCCGGCGTGGTAACGGTATCAAAGAAAGTGGAAACGTTCGCAAGGCCCTTCGCAACATCAACCACAAGGGCCTTTGCGCCCTTTGTAGTCTTCGTAAACTTGTGAGTGGTAGAAATACCCGTAAAGACAAGTTCTTGCCCGTTAGCGTCCGTGGAATCGTTTTCCGTGCTATTAGTTTGGTCGGGAATGTTGAACGTTCCCTTGTAACGCCAAACATACATTTCATCACCGTTGGTTTTCTTCGTCTTGTAACCAATGGCAAAATACTTTAAGTCCCTAGGCCCTTCAATAAATGCGCCCGTGGTATCATCGTAATTTTGCCCCGTAAGAGTTGCAAGAACGTCAAGGGGAACGGCGGAAGCGGAAATAGTCACTTCGTCGGAAGAAGTGTTAGAAACCACAACGGCGGGGATATTGTCGTAATAATGCGCTTCGTTAGAACTGTCCGTTGTCTTGCTGATTTCCGCAACGCCCGCAACGGCAAAAACGGGGCCAGTAACATAACCATGATTAGCGGTTTCCCCTTCTCCCGCCGTGTTCGTGTCGTTATCGTCAACAAGAACTTCCGCCGCAACAAGTCCTTCAACGCCCCTATACTCTACAATTTCCTGTAAAGCTGCGCTAGGATAAGTGTTAGCCATAATTTAATTCCTCCATTTTTGAAAGTTAATTTTCAATGATTAAAGCGTTCATCCCGCGCCCCGTGTGTGTCGGTTCATCGGAAGCAACGTCATAACCTTTCCCCGTGATAATAAACCCATTTTGCTTCAAAAGCGTTTTGGCCTGCAAAAGTATTGTGTTTACTAATTCCGGGTCAACGGAATAAAAGTTTACGTCAAAATTCCATGTATAACTAACGGGGTTGTTGTCATAATGGTTATTGTCGTAACTATCATTATTCCAAAACGTGAAAAAACTTTGGGGATATGCTTCATTTTCATCCAAAGAACCTTGTAAAAACACCGGGAACCCAAAAGATTCAAGAAGACTTATTAATAATTCTTTCATCCCTCCAATTCCTCCAATGCTTTATAAAAGATTTCTTTTTGAACGTTCATAATTTCCCCTTCTGTTTGTTCGCTCCAAAAAGCATCATAAAGGGCTTGATCCTTTATCATTCTAGGCGTTCCATACATAAGAAAGATTGAAGCTAAACCACCTTTCTTAATATTGAAACCAATAGAAACGCTTCCTTCTGTCCCGCTCCACTTTATTTGCGCGTCATGTTTAATGCTTCTTTCCGTTTGGCCCGTTGAATATTTACCACTTGCGGGAAGGTTTGGTTTTTGAATTGCGGCTTCCGCTTTTTCGGTAATAATTTCATGGGTTTTGGTTAAGGCTTCTTCTGCAATGGGTTTTATATCGGCTTCAAGTTTAGTAAGCTTTTTTAGAACTTCATCAAAGCCCGCAAATTCTAAGCTAAACTTTGCCATAAGTCATGCGCCGCCCTTTACTTTTCTAACTTTGAATTTCAAATACTGATTGCGCAAATTAATGTTTTCCGGTTCACCAATAACTTCATAAATTGCGCCCGTGGAAGGAATACCAACCCGGCAATCCGATTTAATATCCGGCCTAAACCATGTTTCAATCCATGCCGTATCTTCAACGGAATAAATTCCGTTTACGGTTAGTTCCGTTCCCCCGTAAGTCTTGAAATTCCCATAAAAAAGAACCCCTTCTTCAAGGGCAGGGAATGACTTTTTCGTCACTCCCTGCACCTTTGAATAAGTGGGAACCAAAAGCATTAATGCAACGCTAAACGTGGCGGACGGCTTGAACGCCGCCATGATTAAACACCAACTTTGGCAATTGCAACCGCTCCGCTAGAAAGGGTTGCCGTGTAAAGGCTAACGCCATCCGGCGCAACCGTCGCGCCCGTGGTTGTTACGGCGGTTCCGTTAATGGAAAAGCCCGCATAATCATAAGAAGGGACAAAGTAAACAACGGCAGCGGAAACCCCCGTTGCAAAGTCAAAAGTAGTAACGGGCTGACTTGCAACAACATTTCCGCTCCCGGAAGTCATTTCAAAATCGCCCACGGTGTCCGTTGCGTCAATAGTCGTGTAAGAAGTCCCTGCAAGGGACATGATAAGCGCGTAAAGCGTGATTAAGTCAATCTTAGTAACCGGAACAATTCTTTGAGTATTAATCATTTTTAAATCCTCCATTTAAGTTTTATAGGCAAGTTGGGCGGCCCGCTGCATGAAATATTCACTTAGCTTTCCGCCCGCTTCACCGTAATTCCATAAGTCGGAAACCCCACGGGCAACAATGCCCGGCGTGACATTTGCGCCTTTAACCCCGGAATCATTCAAAAAAGAAACAACTTCATCAAAATAAACTTGTAAAGTTGCGTCTTGATAATCCCCGGTAATTCCAAGCGCGTTTTTAACATCATCAAGCGTTACATTCATTGCCCGTTAGCCCCCTTTCTAAAAATTAACCACCCGGCAAAGCAGCTTTCGCCCACTTGCCGGAAACAACGGTTAAAACCTTGCCATTATCGGAAGAAGTAACTTTAGGAAGTTCCGTGGTTGCTCCGCTTGAAATTAACCTTGCAATAGCGTTAATTAAATCCGGAATAATAACAAGGTTGGCAACATCGGAAGCAGTACCGCCTAAAGCAACATATAACGCCCTAAGCGCGTCTAAAGTGTTATCCATTGGAAAACCCCCTTATATTAGTTGCTTGCCTTTTTCTTAATAAGCCAATAACCCATAGGGTTAAGAACCTTACCGTCAACAACGGTAAGCATCTTATTCACCCATTCGTTACGGTCTTCATCGAACCAACGGCGCATTCCAAACGCCATATTTGTATTGATTGCGTATTCGTCCGGTTGCCAATAAATACCGATAACTTCCCCGGCATCCGCCGTGTCAAAGTCTCTAAGAATATCCGGTTCAACAAGGGAAACTTCACGCCCAAAGAATCTTCCGTTCGGGTTTCTTGCGTCACCGTCATTCACTTCAAGCCCGGTTGCCTGTCTGAAAATCGGGTTGTTGTTCGCGTCCGCCATGGTTTCAAGATAAGCGTCAACGGTTGCAAGGTTGAAAATGAATTCACCATCACGATAACCAAGCGGAAGTTTAGCAAAGAACTTCTTGCGCCATGCTGTCCAGTTATTAATATCGGCGGCGGTCATTTCAACCACGTTCCCGGTTGCAAGAATGCGCGGGTCATTAAGAATACCTAACATTTGCCCGTTGCCAGTACCCTTAATAATGCCCGTGTCCATAGCCTGCATGTATGCAATCATCATAATGCGGACAATTTCACGTTCAAAAAGGTCAATGGTAACAATGGAAGAAAGAAGGGTTTGAGAAACTCTAATTTCCGCCATGTTATATTCAAACATAACGAACTTGTTGATTTCGCCGCCGTCCGTGCGCGGGGCAACCGTGTCTTCCGTGATCCACTTAAACGTTGCTTGTAATTCCGCAATGGGAACCTTCACCGCACCGGGAATGTTAAGCTTTCTAACCTTAGAATAAAGATTGCCGTAACGCTTTCTTACAAGGTTGATAAACTCATTAAGAACCGTGGTCGGAATAGTCGCACCAAGCCCGTTGGTGTTCTGCGGCATCCCGTCGCGCTGATAAAGATTAGCGGGGATTTCCTGCCCCGTCTGCGCGTATCTCATGAACGCTTGACGGTATTCCATAGTATCAAACGGGTCGGCATTTTCGCGGGCCTGTGTCGGGTTAGGATTCTGCGAAAATGCCCCAACAATGTTTCCGTTCACCCTCTGCGCGTTTGCGGGCGGGGTTACGGTTGCGGGGTTGGTTTCCGGGTTTGCGGCCCTCTGTTCCTCTTCCGCAATAAGGTTAAGTTCATCCTGTACGTCTTCAATATCGGCGTTTAATTCGGCAAGCTGTTCATTAATAGAACGCACTTCTTCCGCATTATCGGAAGCAAGGGCCTTTTTCGTTAAGGCTTCCTTCTTGCTGTTAAGTCTTGCCATGCGCTTTTCAAGTAAAGCTTTCTTATTCATGTTTAAATACCTCCAAGAATTTTTGTTTTAGCTTTTAATAATTCCAATTCGTCATTGTCCAATGACTTTGCATCCGGCTTTCGCGCTTTGTCCAAAGCTGCGCGGGCATTCTCCAACGCCCCTTTACTTCGTGCTTGTATTTCAGTCGATTCATAAGCGGGGAACGTTACCGCGCTTACTTCGACAACTGAACCAATATCTTTAATTCGGCGGGTTGGGTGTTCGCTTTCAAGGTTGTCCCATTCCTCACCGTTTACGGAAAACATGAAAGACATTCCGGAAATATCCCCGCGCTCAACCGCGCTATAAAGGGAACGGGCTTCCGCATTGTTTTCTGTGTCTAAATGCACTCGAATACTTAAACCCATTTCATCCGTTACAAGCTGCATTGTGCTATTGCCGTTATTGCGGCGGGAACGGGCAAGCGGGATTTTGCTAAAATCATGATTAACTAAAAAACGAACATCGGTTAAATCCGTGTTCGCTAAAGCACCGCTTTCAATTACTTCATCAAAGTAACCCAAGTCCGTTCTGCTGTTATATACAATCGGACGGCCCGTAATAATGCGGCCTTTTTCATCGGTTTCCGCCCTTACTTCAAACGAATAAGAACGTTGTTCAAGTTCTTTCTTTGGCATTTTTTAAACCTCCCTTAAATGCAAGCAAACGGGGAAATACCTTGCGGATTGCTTGCCGGATTAAAGCTTGCATTTCCAACATTCGATAAACAAAAGGCGGAATCATAATCTTTACAAGGCGAGCGCTCCCACCAATAACACAAGTTCCCGCCTGCATATTTCGTGTGAGTGGAAATATTTTTATAATAATCAAATTGCGTTAAGGCGTTTGCTTCCGTTACATTTCCATAAGTAGCCGCGCCAAATATTTCTTTTTCGGCGCATAACGCTAAATAATCAATAGACGTTTCAAGCACCGTTCCATTATAGGGATTTGCGGTTATCGTCTTAAATTGCGTGAATAAGGCTTTATCATCCGCCGACATTGCCGGGAAAACATAATCATTCAAATAAGTTCTTATAGCTGCACCGCCCCAAGAACCGCTATTTGTGCTTGTACCGTTCATCTTGCCTTGTTGATTAAGACAATCAACAAAAGAAACAACCCAACGAACCGTTTGATTATTTGCGTCTTTATAAAGTCCTTTGTGCGCAAGCGCAATTTCAACGTCTTCTTCCGGTTGGGCTGCTATAATTTCAACGCCATTAACGGAATAAGCGGGAATTGCGGATAAATGGAACGTTCTTTTATCACCAACGTTCCAATAATCGGAAGTGTTTAATTTTCCGGCCTTTTCTGCGTCCAACATTGCTTTAATTTGCGCCGTTGTTCCATCGGCCCATGAAACAATTTCAACTTCCGGTTCCGGCTCCGGCCCCGGCCCCGGGCTTCCGCCTTGTTTCTTTCTCCATAAATCAATAAATAAATTGTTTGTAATGATATTAGATTTTGCTTTCAAAATATCAAATAACATTAGGTCGATCCTCCGGTTTGATTAACCCATGTTTCGGAACTATTGAACGCCCAAATATCACCCGTCGCAATAACTAAGCAAAGCGAACCAAACGAAATATCAAAACCATCAACGGAAGTAAGTTCTGTTAAATCGCTTTCCGCATCCGCAACCAATTCCATATATGCGGCCTTATCATCAACGGGAACAATTTTATTTGGAATAGCTTTAACCATTTCTTTATTCCTCCATAATGCTTTCTTGCTTGTTTTCGTCTACAACATCAACGTTTACTTTGCCAACTTGATATTGGTCGGCGTTTGTTGCGTCAATCCAGTTCAAAGACATATAGCGTTTTCCTTCAAGTTCCGGCATTGGACGCAAGCCCAACGCAACCCGCTTTTCATTCTCAAAAAGTCCGCCCGTTGGGGCCAATGTATTAATCATTTCAAGGGTTTGGGAAACCGTCATGAAGATTAATTCTTTCGGGTACATTGCTATTTTGTTTCCGAATGCCCGTTCCCTTGTTGTGAAAAGTTTCTTAGTGAATGCCTGCGAAATAGCAAGCGCAAGCGGTTCAAGCGTCTTTTGATAGAAAGCTTCATATTGTTCTTTGGTATAATCTCCAGTTAGAATTGCAAGGGGAACGCCCCAATTTCGTAAAATCTTTGAATCAATAAATTCAAGGGTTGGTTTGTCAACCAACGCAATTTTGCGTTCAAGTGGGGTGAACTCCGCCTTTAAGTCAAGGGGAAGAAAACCACTTTCGGAATTTCTTAACTTGTTTTCAAGTTCCTTCAATGCGGCTTCCGTCTTCCCATCGTCAAGAAGGGTGTTATATTTAACAATCCCGTTCACGGCATAAGAAGCGTTCATTGCCCTTGCAACGCCTTGAAGCAAGTTGTTATTAAGCTGCAACGTTCCCAATAATGCTTCATGGTCGGGTTGGCCCATAATGTTTCCGCCCATGTATTGATTAACTGAAAAGTTATAGCGGATATGAATTACATCATCATAAGGAATTGTTGTGGTATAACCATTCCAAAACCAAAACGTCACAAATAAACGCCCGGAAGCATCTTCAATAAAATCAACTTGCGTGGGATTAATCGGGTAAAGACTTTCATAATAACGCCTTTCCGCGCCCGTCTTATCGTCAATCCAAGTGTAATAAGTGGGAATAATAAAAGCGTTATAATTCATCAATAACAACCAACAAATCTTTTCAAGAAATTCGCTTGTTGTCATTAAGTCGTTAGGCATATCAAGAACATCCTGCACCGTACTTCTAACCGGAACCGGGTCATTCCCTTTATATCTAACGTGCGTCGGCATTAGCTTCTTCATTTCGTCCACAATGCACTTTAAAGCTTGTTGAACAACGTCGGAAGCGTAAATATTAGTTCCGAATTGTGTATAAATTGGTGTGAATCCGTCAAACGTCGGCGCAAATTTTCTATCTTTGGGCGGACGGCGGAACAACTTATTAAACCATTCCAAATTTATACACCTCCAATCACTGTCATAAAATCGGTTTTGAACCGTCTATAAACTTCATAAAGCATAATGAACGTTAAGGCCCCATCAATGCGCTTGCTTGCTTGTCCGGGGATTTTGACGGGCTGAATATTACCCACGTTGTCCACGGCGCAACAACAATTTGCTAAACACCATTTATCAATTGGGTTTTCCCCGTAATTTATATATTGGCTTTTCAAATCGGCTTCCGTTAGCTTCATAGCGTTCGACAATGCGCGGCCTTGCGCAAGCATTTCCGTTTCAAAACTGTATTCGTCGCAACGGTCAAGAAATGTTTTTGCGTACCGCTGGTCGTAACCGATTTTATAGGGCCTTAATCCATAATCTTTATAAAGCTTATAAAACCAATCGGCAATATTTGAAATGTTAATTTCATTTCCTTCATCAATTGTTAGCAAGCCTTTTTTCGCCCATTCAAGATATTGCGCCCCGGCTTCTTTGTCGTTGGAATCCTCCAACTTGCTTTCCGGAATCCAATAATGAGAATGAATATATTTTGTTTTGTCGTTGGGCTTCATCAAAAGGATTTTTGCGCTTGCCAAATCCGTTGTTGCTGCAAGGTCAACCGCCCCAAGGATTAACGCGCCCCGGAAGTCCTCTAAGTGGTAAACGGGCTGAATATAATCATAATCTTCAAGCATTAACCAACTTTGCGCGTTTGATTGCGGAATATTGAAATCTTTTGTTAATAAGTGAATCCGGGTTGCTTTATCGTGTTTGGCTGCTTCAACGTCCCGGCGCAATTTCGCAACCTTCTTCACACCGTATCTTATAGAAGGATTGCTTTTTTCCCAACTTGTTTCATCTTGCCAAATCTCTTGTTCGGAATCTTGTTCATATAAAAAAGCGATAAAATGAATATCTTCAATTTCACCGCTTATCACTTTTTTTGCATATGCTATTTTATGATCTAAATAACAATCCCGGTTAAAACCTTGTGTTGTGCAATTAAGAAATAACGGTTCATCTTTGGAAGACATTCCACGCCAACAAGCTTCCGCAATTTCGCTTTGCCCGTTTTCTTCGTTAATATCGTGGCTTTCGTCCAAATACGTTTTAGAAATGTTGAAACCGTCTTTATTTTGGGTTTTGCTTGAAAGGCGGAATATTGTTATATTCTTATGACGGTTTTTTATTTCCGTCAAGTTTTGGCCCGTTATAGTTTTCTTTGGATCTAACCTTTGACGCATTCCCCCAATTTCCAACCAAATAAGTTTTGCTTGTCTATCATCATTGGAAGCGCAACAAATATCCGTTCCACCTTCCCCCATGAACAAATCAAAATT